ACCAACACCACCAACACCACCAACACCACCAACACCACCAACACCACCAACACCACCAACACCACCAACACCACCAACACCACCAACACCACCAACACCACCAACACCACCAACACCACCAACACAATTACTAATTTCATTTCCAATTATATCACCTTCCTTCTTAGCTTCTTGTTGATTTAGTGCATCTATTATACATTTAATATCTTTCTCAAGATTATCTTCTTTATTATCTTCTTTATTATCTTCTTTATTATCTTCTTTATTATCTTCTTTATTATCTTCTTTCTCTACAGCAACTACTTTAACGATTGAATCTTCTCTTTTCTTGTCAATTGACAAAACATTATCAGCAACAACTGTAACAACCTTCTTTTCAACATCTATATTTTTTTTTTTTACAATCATCTTTCGTTCATCTTTGAGTTCAACTTTTACAGGAGTATTTTCTAATCTTTGACTTAATAGATCCGCTAATTCGCAAATAGAATTACTGTCTTTAAAAACTGGAGTAATTGTTACTTTTCCTTGATTTTTCTTTTGTTCAAGAATTAGTTTTTCTAATTCTTTTTCTCTCGCTTTTGCTCTTTCTCTTTCTTTTTCTCTTTCTCTTTCCCTAGCTTTTTCTTGTTCTCTCATTTTCTCCCGTTCTTTTTCAAGTTCTTTTGCTTTTTCTCTTTCCCTATCTTTTTCTTTTATTAGATCAAGAATTTTTTCTTGTCTATTTTTGATGTCTTTTGGTAATTCACTATTATTAATTTTGATAGGAACTTCATTCGATTTTTCATTTAATTTTTGAGCGATTTCTTTGACTAAGTCTCTTGAATTTGATGAACAATTTTTTTGGAGTTCTTTCTCTTGGATTTTAATTCTATTCGCAAAACTATCTTTTTCTTTCAAGTGTTCTTTTAAAGTTTCCGCTATTTTATCTGTTATTTGTTGAGTAACTTTTATTGATATTTTATCAGTTAATTTTTCCGTAATTTTTTCTTTCTTTTTTTCGTCTTTCATAGCCACTTTAATCCTATTTTTTTTATCTTCCATCTCAGCATCATGTAAATCATCATCTTGTTTATTTTTAAAAATTTCGAGCATTTTTTTTTCTTCATCACAAAGTTTTTCTATCCCTTTTTCTCCCTCCTTTTCTATCCCTCTTACACCCATCCTTTCTACTCCCCTTTCTCGTTCCTTTCTAGCTCTTTCTTCTTTTTCCTTTCTTTCCCTATCTCTCTTTTCCTTCTCATCTCTCCTTTCCTTTTCTTCTCTTTCTTCTTTTTCCTTCTTTTCACTCTCTATTCTTTCTCTCTCTTGATCTTTTCTTTCTCTCTCTTGATCTTTTCTTTCTCTCTCTTGATCTTTTCTTTCTCTCTCTCTTTCTTCTCTTTCCTTATCCCTCTCTTTTTTGATATCAATAAAATTATCCCTATTAGTCGCTTCATTTTTGGGTAGAGGAACTAAAGTTTTGTTATCTAATTTTTCCTCCTTTACCTCTTTCTTATTCCCATCACCTATTGGTACAAATTTTATTTGTTCGGGAAATTTATCCAAAATTCTATCTCCTAGTATAAATAATTCAACATCAACATAAATATAGTTGCTAGTATCAACAATAATTCTCCCATTGTTTTCCTTTTTAATAATACTAATTCGAGGCTTATCATCGACTATTATAAGATTTTTTTCATGTTCTTGGATGTACAAGTTTATACTCTTAACATTTTTCCCCCCAGCAAAAATTTTAGTCTCTCCTACAAATTTTGATACATAAATATTAGTTTCCTCAAAATCTAATAGAACTTCTTTTATACTTGCACCTTCACCCAAAATACTTCCACCGTGTCTATCGTTCGCCCTTTTCAAAATGATACTTAGATTAGTCATTGTATTGCTTCCAGGATTGGTATCGATTGGATCCAAAGTTAAATTAAATGTTTTACTATTATTTTCCTGCCGCAAATTCAAAACTACACTTGAGATAAATGTTTGAACAATACCTCGCGAACATCCATAATCTAACCACTTTAAATATTTGGGAGAATCTTCAACATGATACAAAAATCGAAGAGCTTCAATATCCAATGGCATTAAAGTTTGAGGATAATATTTCAAATCATTTTTCCCAGACATAATAGTGGCATAATGAGAATTTAAATGAAAATATTTACTACTAAAATAATCTTCATTTATTTTATTATCCGGGTGATAAAGACCAAAACAATGAAGGATGTGATGTAAAAAAATATAAAACCAAAAAGAACCTCTAGATGTATCTTTGTCAGAAGTAATTAGTCCATAAATAATATATAACTTATTATCCAATATTTTATAACCATCTAGTTCGTGAGGGAAAGTACTTACACCATAGAAACCCATTTCCTCTGCTCCCATGCACATCACAAAATCTGCTTCTTCTAAGTTTTCTACTTCAATGATATTAATATTGAGAAAATCCCCAATCAATTGAAAAGCGTGTATATTATTATATTTTATCGTGGTATTCCAATTGAATAGAGGAAATCTTTCACCAAAAAAAAATTTGAGTACTTCATCTATTTTTACATTATTAATACTGGGATAAAAAACACGTATTCTTCTATGATATGAATTTAAATTTAACGCACTAAGATTTATAATTGATTTAACGAAATGATTCAAATTGACAATATCCTTAAAATTAATATATCTAACTTTGGAATCCTTCTTACTGTATTGAGAAATGGTCATATTATTCTCCTTGAAATATGATTTTTTGTTTTTATGAATATTCTTTTCTTTTTCGCATATCAATTTATTGTTAGAATTCATAATTATTCTAAATATAAAATTATTCAAATTTTTACACCTTAATCTTAGATATTAAACCCAATCTTCTTAGAAGTAAATGGATAATTATTAACTTCGAGGTATTTTTTTAGAACCCCCTTATATGCAGCATTTTTCAATTCCGGTTTCAACCACAAAAACTCCTGGACTACTCCTTTATCCAAGAAGGGATATCTCCCTTCTATCCCATATAACCCTGTTATGACTTCTTCCTTCCATAAATAAGATTCTTGACAACTATGATAAAAATTCTTCCATACACAGTTTTTATCCTCAGAATTCTTAGGAAAAATAGAGGATAAATCATTTGGAAATTTACCCCCAAAACAACTATGTGGAATAATTCTACCACCTCCAAAACCGTAATCCGAAAATACTTCATCTGCACCGCTACCACTTAATGCGATTCTTATGTTATACTTATTTCTAACCTCACTATAAATCTTCGAAGCTCCAATTACAGCACCATCCGTTTTGAAATTATAATCACCTTTATTAAATTTATTATTTCTAAAAAACCATCGATCAATATGATAATTCTCCGTGTTTTTTTCAATATAATCTTTCAATTTCTTTCTTTCATTTGGTGGAATATTGTTAAATAATAAAGCAAATTTACTGGTTTTATTTAATTTCATTCTTTTTTTCAAAATATCCATATTTTCATTTCCTTTAATTGAAACAGTGTTGTATGGTCTTCCATATTTATTTAAAACACAACAAATGACTCCACTGTCGTACCCGCTGCTTAAATTTACTAAAACTTCTTTATCTGTGACAACTCTTCTCAAAACAGAGAATTCCAATGCACCAAAAAAATCATCATAATTATTTTTATGTTGTTTTAAATCCCAATTATAAATCTCAGATAATTTATCCAATTTTCCATTTTCTAATTTGTAAATGGAGTTAGCACTTATTTTTTTTATATTTTTAAATCCCAATTTGTCAGAGACACTTTTATAAGTAGAAATACAAAACTTGTTTCCATCCAATCCAACAAATAATGGTTTAATAGCAAATAGATCATGTACAATAAAAAATACTTTTCTTTTTTTGTCATAGATAGCGATTGCAAATTCCCCTTCTAATTTTTTCAATTCGTGCCATCCTTTTTTGTACAAAAACGCAATGCATTCTACATCGCTTTTAAAATTACCAAAATCAAAATAATTATAGATTTCGCCATTGAAGCATATAATAATGTCCTTATCTTCATAGGGTTGAGGATAAAAATCACCTGTTATAGATAAAAGATTATGTAAAAAAATAATATCATCAAAAACAATTTTTTTTTCATAATCAGGTCCTCTAAATTTTTGGAAAAAATTAGCATTTCCTATGTTTTCTATATTTTTTATGTTAGTGATCAATAAATTACACATTATATCTATATAGATATTAAAAAATAAAAAATAAATCCTATTTTTTATATAAAAAATCATAAATCATAAATCATAAATATAATTTCTATAAAATATAATGCATACTAATTATTTTATTTATGGAACGAAGAATATATGTGAAAGAGAATTAGAAGGAAGAGAGTATAATGACCCAAGCTATTATCCCAATTTTCAAAAAAAAATAGATTGGTTTAAAAAACTTTTATTGGATAAACATAAAAAGAAAGAATCGCTTGTTGTTCTTAGAGTTTTTGATGGAGAGTTTTATTTTTTAGATATGCAAAAGATTGGAAATGTTGCAAGAAGACATTGTTCCAAAGAGCTCACAGAAGAATTTGTTAAAAAATTTAAGGATGGTTGCTATAAGGTTGACATTCTTTCCACACAATTGTATGAAGATAAAATTCCTCATTTCCAAAGATTATTTCCAAATAAAAAGATTGACTTACCAATGGAAATAATATACGGTCTTTTTGCAAATAAATGGCTTTTAGAAACTTTTAAGAATAAGATTGCTCTAATTGGAGGTAATGAGAAAATGGATGTTATTAAAAAATTAATGGAACATCAAGAATATAGAGATTATATCCACAATGATTATTTTCTCGATTATATTTCTGTTCCTGAAAAATATTCCAGTGATGATCCAGATAAATTACTCATCCAATTAGAAGATAAAATTAAAAAATCAAAAGCCGCTGTTTTTTTCTATGGGATTGGAATAGCTAAAATGGCGATTGCCTATAAATTTAAAGAATTTAAAAAAGCACTTTTCATTGATGTTGGATGTGGAATATCTGCTTTAGCTGGAACTTGTGCGATTGAAAGACCTTATTTTGGTGATTGGATTAATTATCGATTGGAAAAATATGATTATTCCAAAATGGATAAAATGGATTTCAAGAAAGAAAAAGATAATATCAAAATAATAAAATCAAGGAAATAATCTTTCAATACAAGCTCTATCTTTTTTTGAAACCAAATATTTCAAAGTCTTTATAATAAACTTTATTGATCAATTTTATAGTGTCTTCATTCAAATAATTATCGTAATCTATCTTTTGTTTATTAACATTCATATTATAATCAAAATCTTTATAACCTATTTTTTCCATATCTTTTTTCAAATTCTCCGTTCTTAAAATTTTAGCATTAATCAATTTTTCATTTTCATCTGTAAGAAATTTATACTGGGGAAGGCTATGATTATCTAAATTTTTTTTTTTAAGATATTTATCTTTAAAAATATTATAAACTTCTTCTTTTGATGTATCAAAATTAATAAATTTTTCATAAAATAAATCACTAATAATTTTATCGTATGGAGATCTAACAATTGAAATAATTTGTAAATTATTGGTATCTACTTTTAAATAATTCTTGTATTTCATTATTTCTTGATAAGTTTGGTGTTGTAAATTAATTCTATTATCGTAGCCATAGGGTAAGATTCTACCTTTATCAAATTTATTATATAAAGATTTATTTTGTAAAGGAATATCAAATTTTATAGAAAAATATTTTTCTACGCTGCTCCCACCAGTTTTTGGTATATGTATAAATAAAATATTTACTTTATCGTTATGAAAGTAAGGCATATATCTATAAAATATAATAAATATATCATCATCCAACTAATAAATCCCAGGGACTAATTTATATTTTACTTTTTCGCAATATTTATCCCAATATTCTCCATATTTCAATTTACACTTATCTTCATCCCTGTAAGTCCTATGTATTAATAATAATATTATATACCCAAGGTATGCAAATGGTAAAACTCCCAATTTATAACCTACAAGACTCCAACAAGCTGATAATCCAATTTCAAATACATAATTCATATGTCTACTTTTACCCCACCAACCACTAGTCAATAATTTTCCTTCCTTTTCTTCACCATCCTTCCAATATTTAACATCCATATATTCAAATCCCTCAACATTATTCTTAAATCTCTGTTTATCTTCATCAACCAAATAATTTAACCAAATTAGCCATAAACCAGCAATCAAAATTCCAATTCCTAAAAAGAAATTAATATTAGTAGGATGATTAATCAAATAATAGACAGTAAATGTGTAAAAGATAGGAACAAAAACTAAACACCCCCAACAAATATAGTAACCAGCTCTATCCAATGTAATATCTAAAGTATAAAAATAACCTGTTTCCCAGTAAAAGAACTTTGCGATATAAATTGTTTGTAAAATAACTGTTACCCAAATAGCCGTATTGAATCCAAAGGAATAGTAACTATAAAAAGCAAAAATAATAATAAGCACTTGCCAGGCGATCATTCCAAAGCGACAATTAGTAAATTGTTTTACATCAACACCACCAATTTGAGAATGAAATTTTAACCCTCTATAAAATTTAAAAAAACAACTGCATCCTTTTTCATCATCTTCCTCCTTCCCCCAATAATTTCCACTATCTCTCCAATATAAATATGAAACAAATAGAAAACCAAAAACGGTAAAAGTTAACATCATTGGGATAACATTTTCAGCTACCATCCCAGGAAATTTTTTCCACTTTAAACAAATAATAATAATAACTATCATTGAAGTTAACCAAAATAGGAATCCATTTCCTTGGTATTTTGGTTCAAATCCATCAATATTTTTTGGACCAGTAAAATTCTTAGGAAATAATTTTATGGATAGATAACCCCATATTAAAAATCCTATCAAAATACAACAAGAAAAAGTATTGGGATAAATTTTATTTGATATTTTTGTAGATTTTTTTATCAAAATAAATAATAGAATAGGTAAAACAATAACTAATGAGAAAGGTGCAAGATAATTTTTAGTGAATCCAATTTTACTGGTCTCCATAATATGAAATACAATTTTAAAAAATTATCACAACGAATGTTTACCATCAAGATGCTTAATATAACTGCGATCTTCTACTGGACCAAATAAGTAAGTACCGTATTTTTTATGTATTTTTTCATTTTTAGATTTCAATAATAAAAAATATTCCATTGGTTTCCCATCCTTACATTCTTTCATAACAATCTCTCGATAGTAATCTACTGGACAAATATGATTATTATCACTCCAAGCATTAGTCCTCGTATATGTAAAGTTTTGACTTTGAATTTCTTTACCAAATAATCCAAAGTGAGAATCCGCATTAGTTGGACGATTGCATCGCTTATTAAATCTAATGTGTTTCAATTCCTTATTAATTCTCATATCTTCCACAACTTTCATTATATCAATTGGTCTTTTATTGAATTTTAGATCATGTTGAATAACTAAGACAAATTCAGTGTCAACGTGTTTGAGTGCATTTCTAACATTTCCAACAAGATGTCCATGTGACTTTCTAACAACAATTTTAAATTTTAAATTATTCTTTCCTTTAATATATTCATCCAATTTTTTAAGGTATTCTATATAATTACTTTCATTACTAAAATCATGAGCTAAAATAACTAGAACATCATTTGGTAAATTTAATAATTCCAATGATTCGATAACTTCTTGAATGAGCTTTATGCAAGGATGTGAAGGAATATAAGAAGCTGTAATTATAATTGATAAATTTTTATTATGCATATAATTATGATTAATAAAATTTTTATTATTGGACCCTTCTATCCTAAAAAATCTTGGGAAAAACCATTTTATTTATATGCAAATTCATTATCTAAAATACTCACCAAAAATAATATACCCAACACTATAACTCTAAACACAAATGAACCACAAGAAAATGACCTCTCTTTTATCTTTCATCCTTATTATAGTGATAATAAAAAATTAAAAGGCTATATTATTTATATAAATAGTGAATCGATAAATATAAGGAAATGTATTCTATCTGAAATAAAAAATCCAAAAATTAAAATGATTTGGGATTTTCGAAATGATAATATATCTACTTTACAAAAAATAACTAAAACTCCAATTTATTTTGTACCGCCATTGTATCATGAGTTTATGGAGGAGAATTTTCCCAAATGTCCTTCTTCAAAATCAATTGATTTTTTATTATATGGAAAAAATAATGAGAGAAGAAACAAAATTTTTGACACACTTTCTAAAAAATACAATGCGATTATTTTCCAAACTGGTAATATAGATGAACTTTACAATATGATTAAACAAACAAGAATTATATTAATAATTCATTTTTACACAGATTTTTCTTGTATAGATTTTTATAGAATCTCTTTTCTATTATCCAACAAAATATTTTTTATAACAGAAGATACAGAAGATAAAAAATTAAGACCAATTCTCAAAGATGCTATTATCTTCTCAAAATATGATAATTTTATTGCCAATTGTGAAAAATATATAAAACTGTCTCAAGAAGAGAGGGATAATATTTCTCAATCTTCTTATAATTATTTTACACCTTTTCACATTTCAAATGCCGATTTTTATGTAAATTATTTTTTTACATAAAAATATTTAAAAATATTTTATAATAATATTAAATGAATGTTGAAGAATTAATTAATAAAAATAAGT